ATTATTCTATCTTGTAAAAATGTTGGAGAAGAACAGTTCGGTTATATTTTAAACGACGTATATGATTTGCATTTTTGTCATTTTAATAGTTATAAGGCTGCACATAAAGGCCAATATACTTGGCACCTGGATGAAGATCCTTCTCCTTACCGTGATATTAAACTAACTATTTTAATTAATTTATCTACAGATAAATATGAAGGAGGAAAATTTTATATACTTCAAGGTAAAGAAATTTATGTTAATGAACTAGATGAACCTGGAAGTGTTTTAATATTTAAATCTAATTTATTACATAGAGTTTCTCCTGTAACTAAAGGGGAACGTAAAACTTTAGCTCTTTTTTTAACCGGACCCGCATTTAGATAATGGATTTTATTGAAGAATATACTGTACCTACATCATTATGTGATGATTTTATTAATTATCATAAAAAAAATAAAGAATATAAAAGTCTAGGACATGTTGGGGATATGAGAAGTAAAGTTGATATAAATTATAAAAAATCTACAGATGTTTATTTCTATAATCAATCTAAAGAACCTTTCATGACAGGTTTTTTTAATCATCTTTCGGAAGCGATTACACATTATGCTTCTAAATATAAATTAAAACTTCCCGTACATACTTTTATATGTAATCACATTCAACACTATAAACCAGGAGAGGGTTTTCCTGCTTTACATTATGAAAGAGCATCAATGTCAACTTTGAAAAGAGAATTAGTTTACATGTTATATTGTAATAATTTAAAAAACGGAGGAACTCATTTTCCTAATCAGAAGAAAATATTAAAAGCAGTTAAAGGTAAATTATATATATGGCCGGCGGGGTTTACTCATCCGCATCAAGGTGTTATATGTAAAACAAAAGAAAAATATATCGTGACAGGATGGTTTGAAAATTGTGAAAAATAAAAAAATATATTTTATATCAGGATTTCCTAGAGCCGGTAATACCGTATTGGCTTCTATTTTAAATCAAAACCCTAAGATAAAAGCTAGTGCTCATTCAATTTTACCCGATGTGCTTTTTCAATTAGACCGGCTTAAAGATAAAGAAATTTACAGGAACTTTCCAGATGAAAAATCTATGGATAATTTAATAGAAAAAACATTCGTTTCTTACTACGATCAATGGGATGCTGATTATATTATTGAAAGAGGGGATTGGATAACTCCTTATAACTTAAGATTATTACAAAGATATTTTAAAAATAATGAAATAAAGATTGTTATCTTAGTACGAGATATTTTAGATATTGTAGGTTCTTTTTTAAATGTCTGTAGAAGAAATGCAGAATTTCATCTTAATAAAGAATATGAAGCTGCGGATAAGAGTACCATCATCTACAATAAAAAAGAAGAATTGGCGGAGAAGATAATGGATCGACATAATTATGTCTATGCTACTTTATTTTCAATTAATAATTTAATGAAAGAAGATACATTCAATAATTATATTTTCGTTGAATATAATGATTTAGTTTCTAAACCTGAAGATACTTTAAATAAAATATATAACTTTTTTAATATAGAAAAATTTAAACATGATTTTAATAACATTAAAGAGTTTAAAATTAATGGAGTTATGTATGATGATGGGGTAGTAGGAGGAAAACTACATGATGTTAAAGTAGGAAAACTTGAAAGACAAAGATATGTAGTGGAAGTTAATCAAAGAGTAGTGGATAAATATTCTGGTTTAGAGATGTGGAAAAACCCTCCAGAGAAAACTAACAACTTTAAATATATTGACAAGATAGATGTAGAAGGAACAAAAAAAATATTACAAAATTTTAACGAAGACGATTGGAATAAATATACCTATAGACAAGAAACTTGGGATGTACATAATCAAACCCAAACCATACCGTTGCTTTACGGAGAAGATTTTGATGAAGTAGCTCCACAAAGAAAAGACTATAATAAATTTATTCCAATTTTAAAATCAATTGAAGAAAAATTAATTAAAAAATATTCTACAGGATCAATTTCACGAGCTATATTAGTTAAGCTAGGTGCAGGTTGTAGTGTTAAAGCTCATCAAGATCATGGAGATGCTTTACAAAGTACTATTAGACACCACATCCCTCTTCAAACAAATCGATATGTTATATTTACTGTAGGGGGTGAAGGAAAAAATCTTAAAGAAGGTGAGATATGGGAAATAAAAAATACCGATAAAACTCATTCGGTTTATAATAAAGGAGTTGAAGATAGAATTCATTTGATTGTAGATTGGAAAAATGAAAAATAAATTAAATGATTATATTTTTAAAATAGAAAACTTTTTAAATAAAGACCTTTGTGAGGAGACAGTAAAACAATTAGAACCTATTAAATGGACTGATCACCGTTTTGTTTATCGCGTTGTAGGTGGGATGACCATTGAAAAGAGTTACTCATTGAAAGAAGAGTTAGAAGTTAGTTACGACAAAGTTTTAAATAAATCAGAAATAATGACTAGGCTGCACTCAGCTATACAACAATATCAAAACAATTTGAAATTCAATTGGTTTTCAGGGTGGAATGGTTATTCAGAAATAAGATTTAATAAATATGCAAAAAATAAAACAATGGCTAAACATTGTGATCATATACATAGTATGTTTGATGGAAAAATAAAAGGTGTTCCAATATTAAGTTGTCTTGGTATTTTAAATGATGATTATCAGGGAGGGGAATTTATTATGTTTGATAATAAGCATATTGAATTAAAAGCAGGGGATTTATTAATCTTTCCATCTAACTTTTTATATCCACATACCGTAAAGCCAATAAAAAAAGGAACTAGATATTCTTATATATCCTGGGTATATTAATGACAAATACGTGGAACTGTAAATTTTTAAGAAAAATTAATGACTATGTTTATTTATTTAATGTTGAAAAACATAAACAATTAAAAAATAAGATTTTAAAAAACATTCAGGCTACTCCCTTTACTAAAATTGATAACGTCTATAAAACAGATTGGGAAATTGATTATTATTTAGAAAGGAAATATTGGGATCAAAATATCCAAGAAATATTTAATAACTGTACAAATTTTATAAAAAAAGATTTATACGGCGATATAGAATTTAATACATTTTTACATAATTATTGGTTTCATATCTATAATAAAAACTCAGAGTTTAAATGGCATACCCATGATAAAACTAATTTTTCTGGAATTTATTATATAAGTCTTCCATATAAAAAATATAGAACAGAGTTCTTAAGTCTAAAGACTGAAGCCCAAGAAGGAAACATATTAATTTTTCCAGCTTTTCTAGCACATCGTTCTCCTATAAATAAATCCATTAAAAACAAAACAGTGTTAGCGTTCAATTTTTCTCTGGGATATAGAAACCTAGGCTCCTCTTAAAAAATCCTGGAAGGGAACTATTGAAAATATAGTAAAACTCAGATAAACTGTTACTACTCAAATTGCTAAAAGTATAGTAAGGATAAGCATGCTACAAAAAATAGGTTTTTTGCCTGGATTCAATAAACAAGTTACCCCAACAGGAGCAGAAGCTCAATGGCAAGAGGGTGAAAACGTTCGTTTTAGGTATGGAACCCCTGAAAAAATAGGAGGCTGGTCCCAGCTAGGAGATAAATCTCTAACTGGTGCCGCTAGAGCCCTTCATCAAATGGTTAATAATGAGGGTATTAAATATTCTCTTATAGGAACCAATAGAATTTTATATGTATATTCTGGAGGAGTTTACTATGATATTCATCCTTTAGTTAATCCATCAGGAACAGCTATTACAAGTGCATTTACTACTACTAATAGTAGTACCACTGTTACCCTAACTTTTAGTTCCGCTCATGGCTTTGTGGCAGGTGATATAATTTTATTTGGAGATTCTTCTACATTTAGTTCTATCACTGATTCTGTTTTTGATGCCAATACTTTTTGTGAAAAAAAATTTATGGTGCTATCAGCACCTACTACTACCACTCTTACTATTAATGCAGGAGCTACTGAAACTGATTCAGGAGCCACAACTTCCGGAGGCATAACTTATTATAGATACTATCATGTGGGTCCAGCTGAACAGGTTGGAGTTTATGGTTATGGAATATCTCAATGGGGTGGTACGGTAACCAATCCTCAAACTACAACTTTAGATGGAGCTTTAGGAGACAATGCTTATGGAACCGGAGGATCAGGAACCAGTATTACTTTAGATTCTGTTACAGGATTTCCAACTACAGGAACAAATTATATACAAGTTGATTCAGAAGAAATTTCTTATACAGGAGTTTCAGGAAGTGATCTCACAGGAATTACAAGAAATGCTAGAGGAACTACAAGAGCTGCTCATTCAGATGGAGCAACAGTTACAAACTTCAGTGACTATGCTGCATGGGGTCAAGCAGCAGCGTCCACGGATAAAGTTGCTGAACCTGGGTTGTGGTCTATTGATAATTTAGGAACCACAGCTATTGCTTTAATTTGTAATGGAGCAGTATTTGAATGGAATGCAAACGCATCTAATGCAACAGCAACACGGGCTACTATTATTTCTGGTGCACCAACAGCATCAAGAGATATGTTAGTATCAACACCCGACCGTCACTTAGTTTTATTTGGAACAGAAACAACAATAGGAACAACATCAACTCAAGATGATATGTTTATAAGATTCTCTGCTCAGGAAGATATAACTGACTGGGCTCCAACAGCAACCAATAGTGCTGGTACACAAAGACTGGCCGCTGGATCACGGATCATGGGAAGTAAATTAGGTAGAAATGCAATTTATGTATGGACAGATACCTCATTATTTACCATGCGTTTTGTAGGGGCTCCTTTTACTTTCGCCTATGAACAAGTAGGAACAAACTGTGGATTGATAGGAAAAAATGCAGCTGTAGAAGTTGATGGAGCGGCGTACTGGATGTCTGATAATGGTTTCTTTAGATTTACTGGTAAACTAGAATCGATGGACTGTTTGGTTGAAGACTATGTTTATGATGATTTAAACACTACTTCAAATCAAATGATCTATTGTGGTATTAATAACTTGTTTGGAGAAGTTATGTGGTTTTATCCTACTGCTAATTCTAATGTTATTACTAGATGTGTGGTTTATAGTTATCTAGACTCAAGTNCAGANNGNCCTATTTGGTTTACTAATGCAAGTTCACTTTTTCCAAGAACTACGTGGGTAGACTCAGCAGTATTCGGTCTTCCTCATGCAACTTATTACGATGCAGATACAGACACATCTTTTGATGTTACAGGAAATACTGAGGGTATAACAATTTATTATGAACATGAAACTGGTGTTAATTATGTTAAGGGAGGAACTACTTATGCAGTACCTGCTAATATATTATCAGGAGATTTTGATATTACACAAGATCAAAAACAAGGAATTACATTTAGAGGAGATGGAGAATTTATGATGAGAGTGAGCAGATTTTTACCTGACTTTATAACTCAAGCTGGAAATACAATAGTTGAATTAGATTTAAGAGATTTTCCAAATGAAACAGCAGCTAGTTCTACGTTAGGTCCATTTACAATTACATCTGCTACTAAATATCAGAGTTGTAGAGCTCGCGGTAGATCTGTTGCAGTGAAGATATCCAACACGGCAGTAGATTCCAATTGGAAGTTAGGAACTTTTAGGTTAGATGTACATGCAGGAGGAAGAAGATAATGGCCAAGATAGTACAAACATTAACAAGAGCAAGTTCAGAATATAGAGAAGATGTATCTCAATCTTTAGTGAGAGATTTAGACGGGGTTCTTGAGAAATTAAATACTACTTTTCAAGAAGAATTAAAACAAGAGATAGAAGCTAAGAGCTTCTTTATGGAATAATGGCTGTATTAAATATATATAATTTCTATGGTAAAAGCACTACGAGTGCTGATTCAAATATTGCATTATTATCTCCTTTAGTAAGTGAAACTTATATTGTTAAATCCATAAGAATAACTAATAAATCAGGATCTAATACTCCTACTATTAGTATAACTAACAATGCTTTTTTTATTACACATACTCAACAGCTAACAGCTAGCACAAGTGTTGAATTAATTAGTCTACCTTTAGTGGTAGTGGGGGGAGAAGTTTTAAAGTATAGTACGGCTGGAACAGTCTCTGATGGAGTAGATATTGCTATCAGTTACTTAAATATCAAAAAGGAAATAACAACATAATGAAAACAACAATAGTTAATGGGAAAGAAATACCTCTTATTGAACCAGCAGCAGTAACAACCATTATTAAAAACAAGAAAACAGGAGAAATTTATGAGACAGATGAAGAGTGGCAGGCAAAGAGTATAGCAGAAGAAGACATTCAAAAAGATGTGACTGTAGTAATGCCACCCCTTGATTTGTTCTCAAAAACAAAGTAAAGTATATACTCAGGAAATATATACCTGCTTCAGCAATAAAATAAGGCAACAATATGGCAATAACAGATATTAATATTTCAGAACAGTTAGAAACAGGAGCCCCTTCTATTAAATATACAGGTAAAGAAGGCCCAAGACCCTCGATGCAATCACAAGAAGAAATGCAGATGGCTCAACAAGTATGGGAAGCTATGGGTGATGAAGAGCGAGGACAGTTCTCAAACTTTCAAGAATTTTTTAGAAGTGGTGTATGGAAACAAATACTTCAACAAGCACAACAAGATGAAGCACAAGGAATCCAGGGCCTTGGACCACGGAACAGTGGAGACATGCAAATGGCTTCTGCTGATTCTATGTTAATAGAAGAATATCAAAAATACGTTTTTGAAATGGAAGAACAAGGATTACAACCGATGTCCTTGGAAGAATTTAGACAACAAGCTATGGCAGGTATGGCTCAAGGCGGAAGAATTGGGTATGCTGGTGGTGGAAACTATGCACAAAATGAAGTAGCTAATCAACTATATGGCACTTCTTATGGTGTGCTTGATCCTTTTCAACAACAACAGATTGACAGTTTAATTGGTCAAGTTGGAACAACTTCAACAGGAACATTAAAAGCT